TCGATCTTGCGCAGGTAGCTTCTGAGATTCGTGCTGCGGGCGAGCTTGGCGTTACACCAGAGATGGCGGCGCGCCAAGCGCAGGCTATCGAGACGCTGGCCATGTTGCACGCTATCGACCAAGGCAATGGCGCGGCGATTGCTCGCGCGCTTAACGCCCGCAAAGCGGCACAAAACGTTAACGCACTGGGAAAAGAAGCGTCTGAATTGTTGACCAAGTATCGGGATGACCCGCAAAAACTTGCGCAGATGGTCGGTGAACTAGGCGATGTTACTCAACTCAGCACTTTTGCTGTGAAGGCGTCCAAAGCTTCTGTATGGGAAAAGGTCATTGAGGCGTGGAAATCAGGGCTTGTGTCGGGGCCGGTAACTCAAGTGGCCAACATCATGGGTAACACAACGTTCATGGCTACGCGCCCTCTAGTTGACGCAGTGGCTGTGGCGGTTGGCCGTGTCCGAGGCGGCCCCGAAGCTATGGCGGCGGCAGAACCCTTAGCCCGCGTTCTCGGCAATATCCAAGGCACGATTGATGGTTCTAAAGCCGCGTTTGCGGTATTGAGAACAGGTGACGGACTGTCTGGTAAAGTCGAATACCGATACAAAGCTATTGAAGGGAAGGCGGGTGAGATTATCCGTACGCCATTTCGTGTGCTGTCCGCCGCCGATGCCTTTTTCCGTGTCACTAATGAACGCGGAGAGGCATACGCTTTGGCCACCAGGCAAGCCGCGCAAGAAGGTTATAACCCCGCCACTCGTGAATTCCGTGAGCGTGTGTCAGACATTGCCGCCAATCCCACGGACAAAATGGCCGAACAGATTGAGGCTGCGGGTTTACGCTTCACATTCAATTCTCCTTTAGGAGAAAAAGGCCGCGCCGTTCAGCAGACTATTAAAAAATTACATTTGGAGTGGGCGATACCTTTTGTGCAGACGCCGATCAATGTGGCCAAAGAGATGCTACGCCTGACACCCGCCGCGCCGATTATCAAAGAATGGCGTGACGCCATCAGTAAGGGCGGTCCTGAAGCCAACAAAGCAATTGCCGAAATAGCAATCGGGACAGCGGTCGGCACAACGGTATTTTCCATGGCGCTATCAGGCAACATATCAGGACAAGGCGACGCAGATCCCCGCAAACGCGCCGCGCAATTGGCCGGGGGTTGGCAGCCTTATTCATTGAAAGTGGGAGACACTTGGTACAGTTACCAACGTCTTCAACCTGTCGGCACATTGATCGGTATGGCGGCTGACGCTGCGGCAGCTTGGGAAAATATGGGTGAGGAGGAAAGGGATAAAGTGCCCAAGATTTTGTCAACTGCTTTTGCTAACGCGATCACGAACCAAACATTTCTGCAAGGGGTGACAAATATCGTCAACGCAATGTCCGACCCAGACAGGTACGGGTCGCGGTTGGTGCAAAACATGACGGCCAGCCTTGTGCCAGGCATCATCGGCCAAACCGCCGATATGCTCGATCCTTATCGCCGTGAGGTTTATTCTGTTTTGGATGCCGTTCAGTACCGCATCCCTGGCGCCCGTGAAAATCTACAACCCAAACGTGATCCGTTTGGCGAGCCAATCCCCGCAAAGGATCGTTTGGCAGGTATCAGCCCCATCACGGTTTCCACAGAAAGCACCGACAAAGTTCGCACTGAGGTTGCGCGCCTGGGTGTCGGTGTGTCTAAAGCGCCCAACAACATTGAGCTGCCTGCGGGGCGCGATCCCAAACTGGGTAAAATAGAATTGACGCCCGAACAACGTGATATTTTTGCAGAGAAGTCCGGCAAGGTCGCGTACGAAGGCATTCAGTTGATGGTCAATTCCCCTTGGTGGGACACCATGCCTGATATGGCGCAACGCATTGCAATTGAAAAAGTGTTTGAGCAGAGCCGTAAGGTAGGAAAGGCGTTTGCGGTTCCTCCTGAACAGATTATGCAGAAGGCGCTCCAAATCAGCACTGAATTGGAGAAGCGACTGCAAACCAAAACCCTTCCACAATAACCCAAATGATGCGATAATCACACCAATTGAGAGGCCGCCGTGACCGTCAACACAACGACATCAAGAGCAGATTATACTGGTAACGGCGTAACCACGGCCTTTACCGTACCTTTCTATTTTCTAGACAACACTCACCTGACCGTGTTGCGCACTGTGATTGCCACAGGGGTCAGCACCACCTTGGCTTTGGGGACGGATTACACGGTTACAGGGGCGGGTGTCCCTGCTGGCGGCACTGTTACCTGCACCGTGGCTCCTACGGCTGCGCAGAAGATCAGCATCCTTCGTAACGTACCCTTCACCCAGTTAACCGACTACGTTCCCAACGACCCGTTTCCTGCGGAGTCACACGAGAGGGCGCTCGATCAGTTGACGATGCTGGCGCAGCAGGTCAACGAAAACCTCAGCCGCTCCATTGCGTTGCCTGCCGCCACAACGGGCATCTCAACCAGCCTGCCCACAGCGCAGCCGTTGCAACTGTTGGGGTTCAACGCTGCGGGCAGTGCGTTGACCACTTACGATCCGACCAGTCTGCTAACTGTTGCGGGTTCAAGCGGGTTCTCCACACAGACGTTCAATGGTACGGGCGCGCAGACGGCGTTCACATTGTCCACGTCACCTGGCGCTATCGCAAACCTGGAAGTGTTTATCTCTGGTGTGCGCCAGCGACCCACAACAGACTACACGTTGTCGGGCAGCACGCTCACCTTCGTGAGCGGCGCTCCTGCCGCCGGCACAGGTAACATCTTTGTGCGTTGGGGGACAACGTTGGGTATCGGCGTCCCCAGCGACACCAGCGTAACCACAGCAAAGATCGCGGATGGCGCGGTTACATCTGCTAAAATTGCAGACAACGCGGCCACCACTGCAAAGATTGCTGATGGTGCAGTTACCACGGCAAAGATCGCCAATAGCGCGGTCAGTAACACCTTGCTAGCAGACATGGCAGCTAACACTGTAAAAGTTAGAGCTGCCGCATCTTCTGGTGTTGCAAGCGACCTAGCACTTTCAGCCTCGCAAGTAGTTGGACGCGGGGCAACTGGTGATGTCCGAGCTGTTAATTTTAGTGAGATAGCATCAAATAAAATAGTACAATATTTTTATGTTGAGTACACAACCTACACAAGCTCCGCCACTCAAATTCCTTTTGATGACACAATACCGCAAATTACGGAGGGTGTTGAGATTATGACCCAAGCTATTACTCCGTTAAGCTCAACCAATCGAATCGCCGTATTGAGCGTCTGCCAGCTTAATGGCAGCAGCGGGGGGAGGCCATGTGCGGCAATCTTCCGGGATTCAGCGGCAAACGCTTTAGCGGTGGGGGGGTCAGGATCAAATACTGTATATGTGCAGAATACTTCCGTTTCTCATGATGAGGTTGCTGGTAGCACGTCAGCCAGGACTTATAGGGTCAGAGTTGGTGAAAGTGGGGGTACTATATATGTCAATGGAAATTCTGGCGGCCGTATATACGGGGGTGCAAGCAAATGCACTCTTATTGTTTATGAATACACACCATAGGAATGAATATGTTGACATTACCTGAAATAACTAAAGTTTTAGAGAGCCTGGGATACCAAGGATGGCGGGTTGACGACGATGGCTCTAGCACCGTGATTGATTTTGCTGGCAACCCTCATTTGACAAATAGTGAGATTGAGGCGTTGTTTTCGGCTATCCAACAACCCCCTTCCTTCCCCATCCTAACACCTGGCGAGTTTCAGCAAGGCTTGGTCAACATGGGTGTTTTGACCTATGCTGGCATTTTGGCTGCGGCAAAACAGGCGGAATTGCCCTATCCCCTCAAACAGATTGTTGAGGCAGCGGTTGCGGGGGGAACGCCCACAGCCGCGCAGTTGCAAACTGCGCCTTATAACCTGCCCGCTCCTTTAGCAGCAGGCGTTGCCCAAGCTATCGCTGGCGGCCTAACTCTGACAGCGGCTGAGCGCGACAAGATCACCTTCACTTGGGTGACGATGGTGCAGGTTGGCCGTGATTATCCCATCATCGCGCAATTACAAATGGTGCTTGGAATCCCCGATGTGCTTATGGATCAATTATTTTTAACACGAGGTGATTTCAATAATGGTTAATGTTTGGGCTTTGGTTGTATCCAGTTTGGCTACCCCTGACGATCAGGGGGAAGATTGGTACGGTTGGATCACCAACCAATTCGCCCACGCATTACTGGGGGTTTTCATTGGCGGACTGGCGCTGTTGTTGGGCGGAGGTTGGTTCTGGGCGCTAACACTTAACGTCATTGTTTCAGGGGCTATCGAGACGTGGGATCTGACGAGCGTGCCACAGGATGGCTGGCGCACTCTACGCGACAGCATTCAAGACTTTGCCTTTTGGTTGTCGGGCAGCCTTCTCGCCATCGCGGTATTCTACAACAACCTGGTGCTATTCTCCGTGGCCGTTGGGTTAGTGATAGGGCTGGCGGCTTCTGGTATCTGGCCACGCGCCATCCGTGCGTACAAGAAATTGCGGGAGGCCGCGTAATGCCTACCCAAGTAACTTCAGACGTCATCGCCGACGGTAACTTAAACACCCAGGCGCTTGCTGACAGCTCTGTGACCGCAGCCAAACTCGCCAACAACGCCGTCACCACGGCGAAGATAACGGACGCGAATGTGACCCCAGCGAAATTGTCTCAACCTTTGACGCTAGGTACCGTGCAGAACAGCACCAGCGGCACGTCAATTCCGTTTACGGGCATTCCCAATTGGGTCAAGCGCATCACCGTTTCATTGAATGGTGTCAGTCTGAGTGGCAGCGCTCTTATCCGTTTTAGGCTGGGGCCAGCCGGTGGCTTGGCTACATCAGGCTATTTGGGCGCGGGTTCGGTGATCAGCAGCGGCGCGGCCACAGTCAACCAGACCGCTGGCTTCGACATCTACACCAACGTGCCTAGTGCGGCTTACGTCTACCATGGTTCGATAATCTTCACGCTGGTAGACGCGGCGAATAACATCTGGGCGGCGAAAGGTGTGTTTGCCACAAGCTCGGTCGCGTGGACACATACCGTTGCGGGTGTGGTGCCTCTCTCTGGCACGCTGACACAGCTGGCTGTCACGACTTCGAACGGCACTGACACCTTCGACGCGGGTTCTATCAACATCCTTTACGAGTAAAAGCCATGGACAACCAACAGCTTTTTAATCTCATTGTCAGCGTGGCAGGGTTTCTGGCGGTCTATGTCGCCACCAATCTCACACGCACCATCCAAAAATTGGAAGACAAGATGTCAGAGCTGCCCATGATCTATGTGCAGAAGGATGACTACCGCGCCGACATTGATGAGGTGAAAATGTTTCTCCGTCAGATCTTCGACAAACTGGATTCGAAAGCCGATAAGTAATGGTAGTTGATAGCGTATTTAATCTGGCCAGCACAGTCATAAATAAGATATGGCCTGACCCTGCGACTAAAGCTGAAGCCATATTAAAACTACAAGAATTGGAACAACGTGGTGAGCTTGCTGAATTGGCCTCGGCAACACAATTAGCCACTGGCCAGCTTGAAATAAATAAAATTGAGGCGGCCAGCAGCAATCTATTTGTGTCGGGATGGCGGCCAGCGGTCGGGTGGGTATGCTGTTTTTCATTTGCGTACATTCTTATTCTTCAGCCATTTTTGCTTTTCCTTTGTGCGCTGTTCAACAAAGTAATCCCGACTTTGCCCAACATAGATACAGACTTGCTAGGGTGGGCATTGGGCGGTATTCTTGGATTAGGTGGAATGCGTACTGTTGAGAAAGTCAAAGGCGTATCCAAGAACACTTTGAACCAATAGGAAAAGCCATTCAAACAAAATTGATATGTCGCACCCTACGGAAATACTTGGAAAGTCAAACAATTCTAAGCAACTTTGGTTGTCAATAAAATCATTGGCATTGGCCAGTGTTTTGCTTGAAACTTCCTTGCTAACTATGCGTTTATCCTTAGCTTCACGCAGTGCTTCATCTAGCAATGCACGGTATTTTTCTCTAGTGTACATCGTTATCGCCCTTTCTATGAACCAATGTTTTTTTGCATGGCAAACTTCGCCATAAAAGCCGCCCAACAAATGCTACAAAGGAAGTTTTTCCTACCCCATAAAAAAAATACAGCCAAAAATCAGTGTCGTTTATCTGTAACACTGAAAAGCACAATGCAATCGTTGCCGCGATACGCCAATAAATGCTTCGCATGGGGATTTCGTATTTTACCAGTTGCGCCATCAATCAGTCCTTTTCTCTGCATTAAATTCCTTAAATTTTTCTTGTATTTGATAGTATTTTTCCATATCATATTCATACATCTCCTTTTTTATTAAATCTTTTATAAAGTCCTTAATATAGTCAAACACATGATAATTCGACATCATCGAACGCAATTTTATTTTGCAACTATCTAATTGGCAACTGTTTGGGCAGAAAAAACTCAATTGTATTGTATCGAAAGTATCCACAACCGAGAAGTATTCCCAAGTTGGGTTTTCCCTACATTTTTTACAAGAAAGGCTGCCCCTTATTGTGTCAAGCTCTTGCCTAAAAGTAAGTTCTTCTTTTCTGTTTTTTTCAACCGCCTTTCTTGATTCTTCTATAGATTGAGTATAAACCCTCCAAAATTCGGCATCACTGCGTATATTTATGAGGCTAACATTGTCAGTCATCTACCTTCTCCTCTGTTGGCGGATAGCACCAGTGGGTTGGCATGTTGCCATCATCAATGTCGCTTTGCCATCCTAAGAAACCGTTTTCCTCCCAAAAAGCCCCCAAAATCCTAGTAAAATCATCAAAAACCCATCCCCACATTTCCACTGCTTTACCAACAAAATCTATTAAAATATCAAGTTCATGCCAGCTAGCTAATAATGGGTTCATATCTAAAAATCCTGTGGTGGGTAGTAGTCTTCATTCTCGGCTGGAAAATCCAGGATGCGCCAGCTCTCCTGCGCCCGCTTGACCTTGCTGTCGGGAATGGCAGCGATGCCACCTATAAACAGCACGCCTAGGATAAGGCCAGGCAACAGGCGCAACAACGCCTGCTTGATAAAGTTTGTCATCATGAAATCTCCATAGCTGCCAGGATACGATCAGCGGTCGCGGTGGCGGCAGCAGAGGCCACCTCGTCCATAAGGTGAGCGTAGCGCTTGGTGGTCTGCGTGGACTTGTGCCCAAGCAGTTCTCCTATCTGCGCTAACGACAAGCCCGCAGCGATAGCTGCGCTGGCGAATGAATGCCTGAGGTCGTGCATCCGTAAATCAGGGCAACCCGCCTCAACCCTTATTTTGTCCCACAGCTTCTTAGGGGACTGCACGCCCGTGATGGTGGCGCTAGTCTTGGGCAGACGATCCAACACCTCCATAGCGGGCTGGGGCAGGTGGATCACCCGCTTGTCACCCGTGTGGTCTGTCTTGTGCGCGAACAGCACCAACTTTGTCCCGTCCAATTGCGACCAGCTGGCCTTGGCAATCTCGCCCTTGCGCGCCCCAGTCAATATCAACAGATACAGGAACGCCACAGAAGCGGGGTGCGACTCGGCGTGGGAGTGCAGAAGCTCTGCAATCTTTGCCGCTTCCTCCCCCTTCATGTAGCGCTCGCGCTTGTTCTCTTTGTTGCGCTTGACCCCCTTGGCAGGGTTGCGCTCCATCCACTCCAATGGGCGGTTGGCAAAGTTGAACATCTTGGAAAGCTGCGCCAGCACGCGGTTGGCCTCGATAGGCGCGGTCTGCGATATGGCCTCGTGCATATCCGCCACCATGCCGTAGCTAATCTCGGACAACCTCTTGCGGGAAAAGTGCGGCGCGATGTGCAGCCGCCAACGGCGCTCGTCGGACTCGCCCGTCTTCTTCTTGCTGCCGTGGCGCTTCCAGTATTCGTTCCACAAGTCCTGCACCGTAGGCTCGGCCTTGGCCTCAGCACGACTGGCTGCGGGGTCACGGCCAGCGGCCACCTCGCTGAGCATCTCCTGCGCCACCTTGCGCGCCTGCGCCAAGGTGATGGCGCCGTACTCGCCCAGCTTTGGTTTGCGCTGCGCGGCGGTCTTGGTGCGGTAGTAAAGGTAGAACGCCTTGCCGCCTTCAAAGCTGCGCAGATGCAGCCCCTTGACGTTGGCGTCCCACAACGTCTCGCCAGGCTTGGCGGCTTTGATGTTCCGTTCGTTCAGCTCAGACATGAGGCGCGCCTCGCTCCGTGGATGGTTGTTTGCTGGTAGCACACTGGTAGCAACAATCAGTGATGTTCAGGTATGTAGAATAACACAATTTCCTTTGTTTGCAATAGGTTTGTGATGCCCGGGTACCCTCAATTATCCCCTTGAAAATGACTGTTAATCGCTAGGTCGTAGGTTCGAGTCCTACTCGGGGAGCCAATTTTTCCAACAAGTTACGGTGAAATTTCCGGGTAGCAAGAAAGCCGCTGGTAGCACACTGGTAGCAAACCGTTCCCGCTTGTACCGCACGGCGGTTTCGGGTACTATGGGGTTAGCCCGGCAGAAATCATGAGTTCTGCGCCGCCGCTGGTGTTGGTAGGATGAACGGACGCGTTGGAGTCTCAGCATCAGCCTGCGGTCACGGGCGCTTTCTTTTATGAGCCGTGCTGTCCCGAAGCTGGCGCTGCTCGAACGCCTCGATCTCAGTCACAGGGTAAAGAACCTTGTGCCCCATCTTGATGAAGCGGGGGCCGTCTCCCCTTACACGCCAGTTGGCCAGGGTTCTGACGGTTAGTCGCATACGGTCTGCGGCTTCTTGTGTAGTCAAGTTCATGCTATCTTTCCTTTCCAATAGATAGGTTTGTTCAATCGTTCCACTCATTTTTCCCTCCAATGAATTTGTCCCAGTCGTCCCGCAGCTTCCCTATCCCTGGGTTCTTGTAGGAATAGGTGCTGTCCTCAGGTTCATCTGGCTTGGTCTTGAGCTTTTCCATGCTAGGCGCCATGGCCAGCAATGCTCGGCTGAAGTCGTTGCGGCCAGGCAGACGCGACCGGATGTTCCGCCCCCGCGCCCAACTCTCGAATGACGACCGCACGCGGTTGGTCGGGATCAGGTCTGGCAGCACGCCGTCCCAATCGCTGCCGACCAGGGAGTTCGAGGACAGGCAGTCAAGCCACCACTCCTGCTCTGGTTGCAGGCTGGCGTGCTTCTGGTCTATCAACCCCTGGGTGTTCGGCGCGGCATTCACGTCGATGCCGGTCAAGTCGTAGTCCAGCAGGAAGCGCAGTAGGCAGGCGTAGCCGCCGCGCTCCATGCCCACCCGCATGTCTTCGAAGAATTTTCGATCCTGCTTGCGGCCACCGCCGACGTTGAACACCGCGAACCTGCGCTCGTCCACGGTGGCAGGCACCAACCACTTCTCGTTGCCGATGATGGCGACCCTGACAAGGTTATCCATCTTGTAGGGTTCCGCGCCTTTGCGCTCGATGAGATGCTCCGAACCTGTAATCAATCCTTTGAGCTTGCCTTCAGCGCGCTTGTCGCCAGCCCAGCTCGCCTCGTCCAGGACGAAGAACAGATTGCTCTCCAGGTGGCTGTTGAAGTTCGACAGCAGGTAGCGCTCGTCATCAGCAACCAGGAAGTGCGGGCCAAGCAAATGCCCGACACGTTCGACCAGGGCGTTCTTCCCCGTCCCTTTGTCGCCTTTGAACACCAACGCCACCAACGGCTTCTCGCCAGGGCGCTGGATCATGTGCGCGAAATACCCCAGCAACCAACGGCACAACGCTTCGTCGCCGTTGCACACGTTGTGCAATGCGTGTTCACGAAACGCTGCCACCGATGGGTGGTCGTTGGTGGCGGCAGGTTCAACAGAGAACCCACGCCACAGATTGTAGAACCGTGCCTGCACCTGGTTCAAAGGTGAGAACACCACGCTGTCGTATTCACGGCGACCAGGGTCTGTCATCCAAAGTTTTGACAACGGCACCGCCTTGTCTCCCATTGGCAGCACCTTGTTGGCGAACCATGCGTGCAGCGCGGGCGGCGACAGACGCAGTGTGGTGAAGCGGCCTTTGAAGTCGGTCGTCTCCTGCAACACAAACGCCCCGTCCTTGATGAAAGCGTATTCGGCGTTGAGCGCCTCAACAGGATGCTGCTTGTCGTCGAAATCGTTTGCGGGGGTTGCCGCCATAAACACCGCTTCTGGTGCGGAGATTCCCTGCGGGTCACGGCCATACTTGAAAGCGTGGCGCACCTTGCTGAGAAGTTCGTCCCCCGACCATGGCGGGTCGCAGCGCTCGTTCCAATGTTCGAGCATCAGCTCGTAGGCCTGTTCGACAGAACACCCAAGGTCTTTCAGATTGGCCGCCACCTTGTACGCGGTCAGGTCTCCACCTTCGCCTTCGACAGATAGCGGCGCGTTGGTCAGGTAAGAAACAGCGCGGTTAGATGCCCTATCAGCATCCACGCCAGCAAGAACGACAGAAGCGCGAGCCACCTCAAACTTGTCTTGACCCAATCGGCTGACAAGCCACTCTGGCGCTGACGCCAGTGGGCGGTGGGTGTCGATTTGTCGGTACGGCTTCCCGTCAATCTGGCTTCCTTCTCCAACGATGTATCCTCCTCTTGACCGAATATCGAGGCCAGCTCCGAGGACGTTGACCCCTTGCTTGAGGGGATGCTCGGTGGTGTAGATGATGTGTCGCCCACCGCTGGGGGTTTCTTGTTCGATGCTGGCGGGAAATTCATACCCTTTAAGTTCGAGTTCGAGGATCTGTGCGTACCCATCCTTGTTCCCCTTCGTGTCTATATCAATGACGCAAAGCGCCAGGTCATCGCCAAATTTCGACGTGCTGATACCGATGTTGCAATCGTTACCCGCAAACCACTTATGGATTTGATCCGCATCGCGGGTAGCGCGGTTGGGAAAATCCTTAATCAAAGGTATTTTGCTGTTGGCTTCGCACGGAAAAACATGGAACCCGCGATGCGCCAACGACAGTGCTGCTTCTAATTTGCTCATTTCTTTCCTCTACCATCCCATTCATCCCTGCAATCCGCGTTACACCAACGCAACGGTATCTCCACAGGGTCGTCGCAATTCGCGCAGCGTCCCGTCCACGGGGGGCCAGCTCTCTTGCGATAGCGCAGCGCGTGACTGCGCAGCATTTCTTCACGCTCAGATGCAATGTCGATTTCGTCGCTCATAATGAATCCTCCAAATCCTATTTTCGGTAACGGGTTGCAATGTAACCTTCGGCGGCGAGGGGTAGCCCTCCCGCCCAAGTCGGTGAGACGCACATGATGCGTTCAATTTCTTCCAATGTTATCGAGCCTGATTTAATTTCGGCAACGATTTCGTCATGACAGTGCATGACGGTGCTGATGCCTTCTTCCTCAAAACGGACAATTGCTTCGGCCAACAGGTCGCGGGCTACCGCCTGTGTGACGTTCTCCGCCAACGACCCACCGTAGGTTTTGGTTTCTTCCCACTTGTTGGTCACACCGTTTACCGACATGAAATGCAGCGCGCCGCGCATTTCACCCCACGGTGTTTCAATCTCCTTGATGACTGGGTACGGGTAGCAAAGCACGCGACCAGAGGGCAGCTTGCACCAAAGGAAGCTGCCATTCTTTTTGAATCGCACCTCACGTCCAGGCGCACCTGCTCCGCACACACCGCCCAACTCGACAGCAGCAATGGCGGCGCGCTCAAGGTCGTACCAGTAACTGACGATGTGGGGGTGGCTGTCGCGCCACGCACGCTTAATATCGTCGGCCAGCGCGTCTTCGACCTTCACGCCATATGCGCGCGCCATGGACTGGAAGGCGCCGACCCCGCCGCCATACCCTAGCGCAAGGCAGTTGTGGACGATAAGCGGGCCATCGCTAGTTAGGATGGTGAACCTGTGCCTTGGCCCCGCATTCACAATGTCGAAGACTGGCTTCAAGCCAGCTGATTCTGGCTTGCAAATCTCCGATTTTGCGTTTGTTGCAAGCGTTCGCAGAGCGCGAAATGAACCTAAGATTTCCAGGTTCATAACCTGCGTCAACATTGATGCGATCCAACTCCAGCGCGGGGTTGTTCCACCCTGGGAGTGTGATGAGGTAGGCCAGGAATTGCACTCGGTCTTTCCTCCACGGCTCGTGCACGGATATTCCCCGCGCCCCGTAGTGGATGTAACCCTTGTTGTCGGGATTGTGGCACCGACTGATACATGCGGATATGCGAGTAAGCAGCCGCTTCCTGTGCTTCTGATCGGCAACGATGCTGGCGCATGGGTAATGGGTCGTTCGATAAAGCGCCGCCTTCTTCTTGGCGCATCTGCCGCACCGGGTTGACGCGCCCCTTCGCAGATTGTCCTCATAAACAAAGTGTGGATCTGCGCCGCAGGAGCATTGCACCTTGATGAAATATCGGGTTTGTCCGTTTCGGCGCCTCTTATCGAGACCGAGGACGGTAAGTTCTCCGAACCTGTCGCCAATGCTAGGGAGAGGGTACTTGCGTTGGAAATAAGTCTTTGCGCTGGCGTCCAATCCTGACCCGTCAACACCAAATGGTCGGGCGTCATTTCTGTGTCTGCCACACGAACAACCGGTTGCACACCGTTTTCTACCACCCCGCAATGCTTTACCCACTCAACGCCGTCCCACAATAAATCAGTCGGTAATACATCGATTATAGCTTTGATGCCGTTGTTCGTCACCACTTGCGTTTGCGCACCAAAGCAGGCGACCTTACCTATCTGACGCTCCGACTTGGTGACGGCTTCGATAGGCTTGCGATAGATACCGCTGGCCGCGTGTTCGTAAATCTTGCCGTGCGTGCGAAAGATGTCGAGCACGTTTTCCTGCCCCGCCAACCACGCCAACACCCGCGCTTCAATGGCGCTGAAGTCCACTGCCGCCAGCTCGTAGCCTGGGTTGGGAATAATCATACCGCGCACGCTATCAGCCAGAGCGTCCATCACTGGGCCGTACAAAATATCAAGCTCGTCACGCGCACCTGCGGCGATGAGTTCGTTGATGTGATAGACAAGGCGTGCGTTATGATTGTCGTCGTTGGTCAGCTTGCGCGGGCGCGGCAAATTGCCAGGCTGGATACCGCGATGCGCCCAACGGCCTGTCGATGCGCCGTGATACTGGAAGCACCCGCGCACACGACCGTCACGACTGGCGCGGTTCTTCATGGCCAAGAGTTTGGCGGTCGAAGACTTGGCCGCCTCTTTCCTCAGCGCCAGGGCGTCGCGCACAGGTTGGGGCAGCTCGCCCGTGAGCGCATCGAGAACGTCGGCTTTGGCCAGTCCTTTAATCTCCACGCCCTGCGTGCGTATCCACTTCACCAGCAGTTGAACTTCCGAACACTTGCCGACGACGCCGCCCGTGGTGCGCAGCATCTCCTTGTCGAGCCGCGCCCTCTCTTGTTCCACCATGGCGATGGCTTTCTGAATGGCGGGCAGGTCAACGCGAATGCCGCGTTGGTTTATCAACTGGTCAAGAACCCAGACGTGCTGCTCCTGTTCGGAGAGCCGCATCATGCGGTTGTCGATGGCTCGTTCTACCTCGACGTCCGACTTACAGTAATCGTAAAGGCGTTGGAATTTTTCAGGCACGTCTTCCGCCGTCCAAAAAGTGCCGTCGGGTTTTGGTCTGGCCAGCTGCATCATCACGCGGGCGCCGACCATATCTTTGTTCTGCTGAATGCCGAGCGCCGCTGCCGCTTTTTCCAGGCTACCTGGCAACGACATGGCGTAGGCTTGCGCCATTGTGCAGCGCATTTGCTTGGGGCTGAGGATCGGCCAACCGTATTTGGGGGCGCACACTTTATTCCATATCGCCAACTCAAAGGCCGCGTTGTGCGCGACGACCGTGCCGCCGTTGCGAACGTGGGTCGCTATCTCGTCGGGTAGCTGCGGCCAACCTTGCGAGGACGCGCCGATGAGCTGCACCTGACCATCACCGAAACACCACGCGACACAATGCACGCCCGTTGTCGGGTCGCTGGCGTAATTATCCAGCCCAACAACGGGCAAGTCAGCGGCGCTGTAGGTTTCAAAGTCGAGGTGAAGGGTAGTCATGATTTTCATTGATAAGAAAAAAGCGACCCCGAAGGGTCGCATAAATGGAAGCAGTATTATCTAATCGAACAGCGCGCCTGCGCTGCTTGCAGCAATCGGCGAGCCGAAGCTCTCGAACACTTTGCTTGCGGGGATACGACCGCTGCCAAGGGCGTCATCGTCGCGTGTCTTCTGCACATTCTCCAGGCCAAAGGCGATGCCCTTGTTTCCTGCCTGGTCGTAGGCGTATGGCCGCACCTGCGCACGGAACCATGCCCCGCTGTACACTTCGGACTCGTCGATGATGTCCTGCACGGTTGCGTCAACGACGCCAGGGCGACGATCCTCGTTCGCGCTGAACGTCATGACAACCCAGTCGCCGCCGATACCTGGGATGGGGTTGTCCAGCTCCTCGTTAAAACGAAACGGCGACCGCATCGTCTTGGGAACATTCTTACCCCACTTGTCGGCAGCTACCTGTGCGCACGCCGCCTTTAGGTCTTTGATGTCAGCCTCAGGTGGAAATGCTGCGCGAATGGAGTACTTCTTTGCCCCATTCGGGTTCTCCTTAGGTGCGGTTGCACGGAAAAGCCCTGCGTAAGCAGCGCGAAACTCCGGGGTGATTAGCTTGTCAGCCATGATTTTTTCCTTCTTCAAAGTTACAAGTTCGCAAATGCCGACTTGGCATCCACACGGATAGCCGGACGTTTGTCCGACTCACTCACCAGGGTGTGCCCTGATGATTCTTTGACGCACAGCTCATCGAGCAGCGTGCGGTGTTCTTTTGGCAGCAGCTTCTCTGCCGAAGCGGGGCTGATGATTTTCCGCTCGTATAATTCAGAGGTGGGGATGTAAGCGCTCAGCGCCTGGGCAACCTCCCCATCAGAGCGCCACTTGCGAGTCGCCCGCTTCTCAACCAACTTCCAATTGGGGATGGGCTTACCCTTCTCCGCTTCTTCGTAAGCGAACTCGCGGGTGTTCTTGATCCAGCCTTCCAGGATAGGCAGGAAGTCGAGTGTCTCCGCCAACGCTTTAGGGTCGTAGGGTTCGCCCTTGGTGAACACCTGCTTGGCCAAGGTCTGCGCCTTGCGCTTCAGCGCGGGGCACACAGACGCGGCGCGGCACCAGCGGCAACCCTTCTCGCTTGGAACCAGGAAGCCTGCGTTCAGCAACGCCTCTGGCGCGTGCTGTTCGGCGTCGCCCACCACCGACACCGCTGCGCTGAGGTCGGCGTGCAAATCAATCAAGTCCACAACATCAAAGGTGACCGAGCGCACTGGCCCGTCGGGGTGCGGGCAACGCGGTTGCACGATGGTGGCCGTCACCTGCTGCGCGGGGTAGCCAAACGTAAGCAGCGTGGCCAGCGCATAGATTTTAAGTTGCAGATTGCCGTGGACTTCGACAGGCACGCCCGCGCCGTATTTGAGATCAACGATGTGTAGGTGGCGGTCTTCCTCCTGCCACACCACTGCATCGGCAGTGCCGTAGATGTCGGCGTTGACCTCCACCTTCTGCTCGACGTGACGCACACCAGCAAGTTCACGAACGTGGTTGACGTAACTGGCGACGTTATCGAGCGTGGCGCGTTCAGCGTTCACCAGTTCGCCGCGCAACAACGCTTCGGCTATCTCGTGCGCCTGGCGTCCTTCCTCAGCGAACACGCTCGATTTGTTCGGCATACCTTGCGACAACACAACGCTGCCTGGGCATGTCATCCAACGCTCTGCGGCGCTTGGCGATAGTTTTGCGTGGCTCATAAGATTGGAAATCCTCAATGGTAAGTGCGAAAATCGCAACGTGGTAGATACTTCTCTGGCGAGCAAGTCAGAAACAACACATGGTACAAAACTACCCCGCCGAAACCGTCCTGAAGATAGAACGCGGGGTACCCAAGCAACTGCTGCGGCTCGTTGTGGTCGTCCATGAAATAGACCGCACCGTCCCTTGACCTGCGAATCCGCGCTACACCGCCTGAGTTGAAACTCTTCCAGGCGAGGTAATCGTAACCAAACAAGCGGTGCGTCAGTTTCCAAAGCATCTGTTAATCCTCACTCCGTCTTACTCCTAGAGTTGTCAGCGCGGACACGCACAAAGTTTGTCACGCCCGAGCGGTCGGTGTTGTCCCAGATGAAATGGGCGTACTCCACGCTGTCTGTTGACGACGTGCCGCCGAAAGACGGGCGGCGCGCGTGCATCACGATGGTGGTGGGTGGGTAGTCGGTGAAGAAGTCATCCCTCGCCGCACTGCCCAGCCAGTTCAATCGTTGCAGCATGATGACCTTGCCGCTCTCCTGATCCACCAGTTCCAACGCCTTCCGGGTTATTTCCTCGGCGATAGCGAATGGCGGGTTCGTGATAATCAGGTCGAAGTCCAGGTTGTCAGGGTTGTTCCAGGTCAGGAAATCCGCCTTGATGTCCGCGTGCGAATCTTCTCTTATGTCCAGCGTAATCACGTCATCCCACCCGTATTCCGCCAACACGTCGGGGTAAGGCATGGTGAAGACCTCACTGAGATTGACTGAACCGCCACCTGCGCATGGGTCTAACGCCAGCCTCCCGTCCATGTCGTCGAACAGTTCAGGGAGGGCGTCAAACAGCTCCCTGATTATCCATTTAGGCGTGACGTAATAGTCGCTTTTATGCCTGTCGTAACCACGTAACGTGCTGCTCATGATGCGCACTCCTTGATGAAGGAGGCGTAGTGCTGTTCGGCCAACTCGCTTGAACGAACCGCCCCATACTTCTTAAGCAGCTCGACGCCAGCGGGTACGCCCTTGGCCGCTGTGTAGGTCTGCAACGCATCGCGGATGTCATCCAGCGTGTAGGTGGCAGGCTCGCTCGCGTCCAGCTGGGGTTGAGGCTGAGGCTCGTCGCCCAAATCCAAAACCAACTGGTCGTCGTTTGCGGGTTCTTCCTCTACGACCTCAGCTTGCACAGGCTCAGGCTTCTGGGTCTGTATCTTGACCCGCCGCGCGCGGCTCTTGGTGTCGTTGGCCACAGGCGGCTCGTCGTTCGCCAACTTTTCAAGATTGGCAAGCATCACCGACAGGATTTTATTGTCTGTCAGGTCAGCGGTGTCGAAGGTTACGGTGATTTGCATTTGCATCTCCATTTCGTGATGTTGAGAGTGTAACAATGACTTGAGAATATCGCAACTGTCAATCCATGATTTTTGCAATTTCTCTTGTCTTGTGGACAACGACGCGCATGACGTCCTCGTCCACGGAACTAGCGCATGTGAAAAACCTCACACGCACAGGTCTGGTTTGCCCCACCCGGTGGCAGCGCATTGCTGCCTGGGCGTTGTTCGCGGGAACCCAATCGGCTTCGATAAAGGCCACCTCCCGCGCACTGGTCAATGTGATGCCGGTGCCCGCCGCCACAATCTGGCCGATGAACACCCTGCAACTTGGCTCGTTCTGAAACTTGTCGATGTTCTGCTGGCGCTTGGCCGTGGGCGTGCCGCCGTAGAGGGTGACAGGTTTGAACTTGCGGAGTTTGTCTCGCGTCTCGTCAATGACCTGCTTGTGCACGGCGAAAATGACCAGCTTATCAATCTGCCCTGTCTCAAGTTCTTCCTTCAGGATGTCGATGACGCGGGGGAGTTTGGCCAGGCCGATGTAGCGCCGCAGCGTTGAGGTGCTTTTCGAATATGCTTTGAGCAGCTCCAGGCTATCCTTGCTGGTGTGGTGGTGGCCGCTTCTGATTGCGTTCAGGCTGGTCTTCAGACTCTCGTCAATGTTCTTGAGGTTATCGAGGAACGCGGGCACGCCTATCGACACCCAGTTCTCATAGAACCACGGGTCGAGCTGGACTTCGCTACGATCAACAGTCACTTCTGAAAAGGTGATGGGGGGCAATTGTTTCATGACGTCATCCTTCTTTCGTCTCAACATGAATTGGTTTAGCAATGCTTTGAGTTCGTCAGTGTTCTTGTGGCCTGTAATTTTGTAGCCGTAGTCACTGTCGAAGCCTGCGCAAAATCGGTACACAAAATCCCAATAGGGTTGGTTGACAATTTTCGCTGATCGCAAATGGGTGTAAAGCTCTGAGGCGTTGTTTGGCATGGGCGTGCCAGTCAACCGCCATGTGCGCTTGGCTTTGTGCATCAAGCCTGGGTGCTGGTTGTGGCCGTACAAAACCTTCGTGCGCTTGGCGCTGCGCTCTTTCAGGAAGTGCGCCTCGTCAATCACCAGCACGTCCCACTCCCGCGACTTCAGATTGTTGCGCAGCTTCTCGTTGCTGGCCAGCAGGTCGTAGGACACGACGTTAACGCCAGGCGCAGGCGCGTCTTTACCTGTCAGGATCAGCGTGCACGGCCTGCGGCGGTCGCTGAATCGGTCAAACTCCCGCGACCAATTGATGCGCACGGCGGCGGGGCACACAACCAGGATGTTCTCTGCGTCAACCAGGTCGCACGCGATGATAGCTTGCGCGCTCTTACCCAGCCCCATCTCGTCGGCCAACAAGGCCTGTGGCATTTTTGATAGGAACGCTGCGCCGTCTAACTGATAGGGGAAGGGTGTTTCAAGCATAAAGTTCGATGATCTTTTTACAGATTAGATGTTGTAGATTTTTCGCCGCTTACAGCTTCCAATCTGTCTGCCACCAGCTTCGCGTAGCCAGCAATGTCCATCCAGCTGTCGGCGTAGTTCGGGTCTCCATTCAGGATACGACCGAGCTTGTTGGCTATCATGGCCAAGGCTTCCCGTTGATCGGGAGCAAGTTTGGATGAGTCGCAGGCGCTGTACATGGCGGCTTTGATCGCTTGTGCGATAGCTGCCTGGTCAGCAAAATTGCCATAACGCTTACCGCGCTCGTTTAACGTGTCGGCGAGGGTGTTGTTTGTGTTAGTCATAAGTTTGCTTTCTTCTTTTTAACAAATGCCAAATTTTGCGAAAGATGTGAAAGACCAGCCGATTATTGCGCGCCAATGCAAAATCA